GAATTCTCATGTTACCTGACACACTTATTCTAGTGACTTTAGATTTAAACGGTGGAAAGAGATGCACGGCATGACGGACGAGCTTTCAGAGTCCCCAACAACAGACGCTAATTACGAGTTCACGGGTCTTCGCAGGGTCGGAGATAAAGCGCTCGGAGAAGACCTTGCCAATAAGATCAATACAGAGAACAAGTCAGACTTTATCAACATCGGGCGAAAAGATGCAATTGGAGACTTAGACGCAGAAGGGTTTCAACAGCGTAATCCTTTAGCACGGGAAGGCGAAGCAATACCCGCTAACAAGCCCGTTGGTTTCTGGTTTGCACAAGGTGCTGACTGGTTGAAGGTGGTTGACCAGAAGATGCCGATAACAGCCAAACACGCACACCAGTTGGATTTGAATTGGGACCGTATAATAAAGGTGGATAAGGATAGTCTTGCTGGTTTTGAAAGTAAGTACGGAGTAGATGGTCCCGATGGCCGTTTGATTGACTGGCGTAAAGTCGCTGAAGACTGGGGCGGAGTTTGGGTAAAGTTAGACGGAATAGAAAGCGACTGGACAAAGGGCTGGGATCTTTCTTCTGGTGCGATATGGGAAAACTCTGGACTTAAAAACTCCAAGTATTTAGGCGGGCAAAGTAAAGAAGCTATTTCAGAGTCTCCTGCGGGCATTGCCGAGTTGAGTATGCGTAACATCGAGGGTCAACCCGTACACCCAATCATGCAACGCATCGAAAAGGGCAAGGCGACCTTGGCGGACATCATGACGGACTTGGAAAAAGCGTTCCCTGACAATCCTCTTACCGCGCTCATGCGTAAGTTGAAGGCGGCAAAGGGAAGTGACGCAAAGGTAATGGGTCATGACGAATTCAAAAAGAAGTACGCAAAAACAATATTCCTCAAGGATTTTGTGGATCGCAGTAAAGCGGATGGTCGTAGTTTTCATTCGACGGAAGGTGTACTTACAATTAATAAGAACTCCGCTACTCCTATCGAGGACATTTTACACGAAGGTGTTCACGCAGCTACCCTAGCAAAGCTCCAAACACATTTTAAAAAGCACGGGCTGTTGGACATTCCACATACTGACGTAGCGAGGCGCGCCAAAGCAGTTGATGCGTTGTTAAAAGACAAGAAGGTACCAAAGGCCGTTAAGGAATACGCTAAAATAATAAAGTTCATGGACGGAATGGCGGACGAGGTTACCAGTCGTATTAAAAATTTATCACCCGAAGACACTTCCGACGAGTTTATCAATTATTGGAAAAACCCATATGAATTAATCACAATGGGGTTAACGAATGAAACGTACAAAGGCGTCTTAACAGGTATCAAATACACGAAGGACAAAACGTTGTGGGAAGTATTAATTGATACCATTAAGAACGTACTAGGAATGCGTCCGACCCACAAGTCCAGTACTGCATTTGATGCGTTGGTTGAAGCGGGCGATAAGATGTTTGCTTTAAAGAAGCAAGAAATAAGAAGTAACGTCGGTAAAGAATTTATGGTTGCTTCTTCTCCCAAAGTCAAAAAGACGATTGATAACGTAAACGCCAAGATGGAGACAGGTGGCGAACAAGCTATCAGACAGACGGGAAGCGGCATGGCTAAAAGAGGCCCGACGATTGAAGGTGGTTTACGTCAAGACGAGATGCACGAAGTAATGAATCAAGTGGGAAAGAGGCTCGACGACGAAGGTATCAAACCCGAAAAAGGAAGCGAAGAGAAATCAATCGAAGAGATAGGGCGTCAACTAGCAAGCGTTACGGGAGCCGATGGAAAAACAATAGCGGGTCAGATTGCAGCTGCTAAGAACAATCCACAAAAGCTCAAGGAAATAGAAACCAACATGGGTGCACTTCGTAGTCTCATGGGAGCAAATGCAGAAGACATCGTAAACTTTGCGTATCTTTTCAAAGACCAAAAGGGAAAGCTTCCTGCCGACGAGTTGGAGATGCTCGAAGCACGTCTTAAAAACGCTGTTGAAATGCAGTTCAATTTACAAGCTACCGTTTCTCAAATAGCCAGCGGTTTCGGTCGGGGCTTGCGTGCTACACGATACAAAGCACGTCGTATCGGAATAAGCGAAGCGGAGCTTGCAAACGAACGACTACGACAAGACTACCTGCGTAAACGCGGGTCGTTATCTACCGAAGAAGTAGTCAATATGATTATACAAGCGTCAGATAAAGTAGCTAGAAACCCAGACGGTACAGTGAAAAAAGACGACATTTGGAATCATTTGGTAAACGTTAACAAGACAGTCCGTGGCATGGAAGGCGGTAAGTTTATGAAGATGCTTCGGGAATCTTACATCGGGGCTTTGTTGTGGGGACCACGTACTTGGAACATCAACATTATAGGTAACTCCATTGCGGGGAACGTTCGCCAATACGAACGATACGTAGGAGGTTGGTTATCCGCAGAACCAACAGTACGACGAGGCGTTATCGATTCCATGTCGTACAGTATCTTTTCCCGTGACCTTTGGAAATTCGTAAGCAACGTCTGGCGAAACGGCGATAGCTTGTTAGACGCAAGTGGTAGCTCGTTCAAAGGAGACGCTGGAAACGAACGAGTGGTTGGCGCCATAACTGGTGAGAACTTCGCTCAATCCATTGACGCGATGCGGGGTACGCAAGGCGCGCTCGAAGGTGGTGCTGTGGCTAACGCGTTTAAGGATACAATCGATTTCATCGGTAAAGCTTATCGCTTGCCTATGAAAATGTTGATGAGTACCGATGAAATGTACAAGCAGTTGGAATTTAGAAGAAGAGCGACCGTACAACTTTGGGATAAAGCAGTTTCACGCGGAATGACAGACCCCAAGCAAATTAGCGAATACGTATACGACTCGATAGAAGCGTTGGTTACTAGTTCGGGACGTGCTTTCTCGGAGTCCGCACTTATTAAAGAAGCACAATCAGCTGCTGAAAACATGAAGTTTGAATCAGCGGTCGAGCGTGAGATGTTCATGGCTGATAAAGTATCACAGTTAAGAAATGAAAAGCTCGACTTCGCTCGTCAGCAAGGACTCGTAGATAGCGACAACAATATCAACGCTATGGAACAACTGACAAAGGAATGGGTTGATCCTAATCTTCAATCTGCAAGAGAAGCTACGTTCACGAATGAGCTTGGTAGTGTCTCAAGTAAGCTAGCTGAACTGGTTGAAGCTACTCCTATGGGGTGGTTGGTACTTCCGTTTATCAAAGCGCCTACAAACATTTTAAAGTTTGGGTTTGGTAGACTGGCTTCGCTTTGGACGGCTGCTGGTCAAGCTGTGTTAAGTAAACCCTTCCCTGGACTTGCGGACGCTAATGACTCGTTCTTAAATATGTTAAAAAGTTCAGACCCGATCAAACGTTCGGAAGCTCGTGGTAAACTGGCGACGGGGGTAGTTGCTTGGACAGCTTTATACTCCGCCATTGCCAATACGGATAAGATTACGGGAAATGGTCCGCTTGATCCGCGCCAGAACAAAGCTTGGCGAGATGCTGGGTTCATGCCTTACAGCGTTAAGATTGGTGGTAAGTGGATAAGCTATCAGCGTCTTGATCCAATTGCTACGATTGTCGGTACGATTGCAGACCTCCACGGCGTTTATAACGACCACGTTCACGGTTTTAATAAATCTGTTGGACAAAAAGCCACTGCTGCTGGAATGATTTCTCTTGCGAGGAACTTGACGAACAAGTCGTACTTATCGGGCATAGACAACTTTATGCAGTTAATGACGGAACCAGAAGTCAAAGCCGAATCAATACTAGGACGTACGTTTGCAGGATTCATCCCCAACATTCTTAATCAAGGACAGTCAATCACGGGCGATCAAACGATTAAGGAATCACGTAGCATCATGGACGATTTCCTAAAGAAGCTTCCAATAGGTTCCGACCGTGTAGATTTGCGCAGGAACGTCTTAGGCGAACCTGCAAAGGCTGAAATGTTCGAAGGCATGGGTACTGAAATACTTAACCCGTTCAATCCGATTGCTTGGTCGTCTAAAACAAACGACCTTGTATTACGAGAAATGGCATATTTGCACCACGGCTTTTCTCCGCCCAGTCACATGCTTAATCGTCTGGTTGACCTGACTGCATACACTCAAAGTAACGGACGCACCGCTTACGATCGCTGGCTCGGACTAACTTCGGAAGTGACCGTTAGGAACAATACGATCAGACAAGCGTTGGAAAAGTTGATCAAATCAAATCAGTATCAAAGACTTGCACCAAACAGTGCTCCAGGCCTTCCCAGTCCTCGCGTACAACTACTCAACAGAGTTATAAGCGAATATAGACAAAAGGCACTAGACCAACTGTTTGACGAGTTTCCTGACATTAAATACGAATACGATCAAACGGTCGTGGCGAAACGCTCTCTTAAACAAGGAGGCTCCTTTCAAGACGTCCTTCAACTACTTAACCAATAAATACTAGAAATATATAACATATCATGGCTAATACATACGTCGATTACACCGCAACGGCTGCGCAGACGGATTTCGCGTTTTCGTTTCCGTACCTAGAAGACTCGCACGTCGTCGTTGAAATTGACGGCGTTGTAAAAACCCTAACGACTGACTACACGATAGTCACCACACCTTCCAAAAAGATCGTGCTGACTTCTGGTGCAACTGCTGGACAAGTCGTTCGCGTACGTCGCGATTCGAACGCCGATGGAACCAACCCGTTTGTTGATTTTGTCAATGGTTCGGTACTGACCGAGGACGCACTTGATAAGTCATATCTTCACAACTTGTACTTAAACGAAGAGATCGGCGAGTTAAACGAAGCATCCTTGCAAAGAGCCGTTGGCGGTACGGAATGGGACGCTAAGAACTCACGCATCTTAAACGTTGCTGATCCTACTGGCGCACAAGACGCAGGTACGAAGAACTACATAGACACGCAAATAACAAACGCGGTCACAGGTTCTTCGACTACGTCTACCAAGACAACCTTTACGGGAGACGGCAGTACGGTCTTTACCTTTGGTTCTGGTATTACGCTTGATGGAGATACCATGTACGAAGTTGCAATTGACGGAGTGC